GAGAGAATGGCAGAGAGCTATTATGAATGAGTCAGCAGATGAGATTAGAGAAAGGTTGGGGATAGGGTGATGAGGACATTTTTTGCAATTGTATCTTTAATCTGCGTTTTAGGTGGGATCGCTTTTCTCGTTGCTGGGTTACTTTTCCTTATATGGGAATTAGTTGGTTCTACTGGTCAAGTTGGATTCGGTTTAGTATTAGTTGGTTTCCTTTTTTGTGTTGTAGGTTCCTTATTTGCTAAAGGGTTTTGACAAGTCATGATCTCTAGCAGCATAATCATACCTGTCGTATTAGTTGCAGGTTCATTAGCTTGGTTTATTATAAAAATGATAAGGATATCGGATGAGTGAAGAGTTAACGGATGATGTAATACGCGTTATGGACTACTGTCACCCTGATAAAGTTACTGTGTGGAAGGCTGATTGGAATTCAGACATTCATATTTTTGAAAAGCCTCATTATCATTGGTACTGGAAGCTTAGCTATGCAGATAAGCAATTGTATTTACATTTAGGCGAAGCATCATTTTTACATCACAAACATATTATCTCTAAAGCATTAAAAAAATCACGAAATAACTTTACATCTTAGGTACAATATATTACACTACAAGCAGATAAACAAATTATATGTGAGGATTAAATGAGCGATAGTATTGAGAATGATGAGAAGTTTAGAAAGCTTGTGCAGAGACTTTTTTATGAGCGTGAGCAGGTTCGTACTTCTAGGGAAGTTATATGGGATTTAAATAATTGCGGTCTTCTTGATAAGAATATTGCCGTTAAATTAGAAGATATTAATCGTGATGTGAAAGTAAAGTCTGAAACTACATTAAAGCACATATTCAAATACATTGACCGACGTGTTGAGCGTGCCGTGGCTCAAGAGCGTAAGGTGCAACAGGTTGATAAGTTAAAGGAATTATATGAAAAGTTTGATGAAGACCGCAAAGAAAGGCTTAGGATAGACCGTAACGGCAACTGTGTTTTCAATTTTAAAGAACTTCCTTTGTGTCTTTTCGATGACTTAAATCGTCTTTTGATTCAAGAAATATTAAGGATTGATCCTGCTCTTTTGATGATAAAAGACCATTCTATAGGTTTTGAGGGTTTAATTTATGAAAGTTTAATGGAACTTGAAGAAAGAACTATTGTGGTTTTTTTCCGTTTTGATGGAATGCGTTTAGAGCTTCGATTTAAATCGGATAATGGATTAATTGAAATCAATCTTCCAGAAATAGCCAAATACTTTTCAGATGAAGTTAACAAAATAGCACGTGGAAAATATGTACCAAAATAATATTGTGAAAATTAATTTTAAAGATCTGGATTCATTTGATTGGAATGGTTTGGGATCAGAGATTAACAATCTTGCTAAAAGAAAGTATCCTTTAATGTTTACGCTTGAAAAGGCACATATGTGGACTGTAAGGGAAATATCTTTTAAGGGGTCTGTCGTTGAATTTTCTTTATTATTTTTCTTTAAATTAAATGAAGAGACTTATCAAGTCGCAGTTCCGAGTATTTATCAATGGGTAACAAATGAAATTATTGTTATCGATATTAATGACATTTTGTATAAAGCTCACAAAGAAGTTAACGCCATTGTCAGCAGAGTTATGAATGAAGTTAACTCCACTGTTAGGCGAGATATGAGAGACAAAGAAGTTAACGCCATTATCAGGCAAGCTATGGAAGATGCAAATGCACCAGAATAAACCTACAGCTCCTATTGTTTATGTAAACAAACATGGTAAGAAGATTGAAGTAGATAAAGAATCAACTGAAACATTATCTATTGATTTAACAAAAGCTGAGTTAGCTATTATGCAAACGCTTGTTAATAGGTCTTATTTTAATTGTAATTGCAATTTAGATAAGGAAGTTGTGCAGGGAATTGTGTTGAAAGTAAGGGATAAGTTGAATGGATGATTTCGAACAATATAAACTTTCTTTGGTTAGTGTCCTTGAAGGGATAAGGGAAGATATATTGTCTCTACATGGTGACATTTACATGGCTCGTGGCATGGCTCATGGCATGGCTCATGGCATTAGGCTTTCTGTGGAAGCAATTAAAAGAGGTGTCGGCGAGCCCATAGATTACTCGTCAGATTTAGATGTGTTATTAATAGATAAGGATAAACAATGAACATTGTATCAATTAAAGATATAGCTAATGGCGTTTACACAGATGGGTTTGGGAATATAAAAAAACTTCCAGAAAATGAAATAGACAGAAGCTTAATAGCTAAAGCAGTTCAGAAAAGAACTCGCAAAGCAAAGCGTAACAAGTCTAACATAGGTAAAAAATAGCAAAATTTACCCACGTTATTTTTATATGGGTAAATAATGGAGGAATTTGGATATATGGAGATTAAAATTATCAGGCTAGGTGAGCCAGAAGTTCCATTTGATCATTTTGATGCTGCTGTTGAGCCATTAACACAACAAGAGCTTGCTCATATACATACGAGCGCAAAAGAAGCTCTTGTTGTGATGTTTGGTGATGATACTATTAAACTTAATGATGAATATGTTTCTTTGCAAAAGCAAATATCCAGAGACAAAATTCATGAGACAAAGAGTCCTGAAAATACTAAGATAATCATGAGAGTTAAAGAGATTAAGTCTGAGTTGAAGAAGAGAGGATATTTTAGATGATTGACAGCGATATTAAAAAGTTAAGGGAATACGCCCTAAATGGTGGTTATCCTGCTCGTCCTGAAGAAAAAATTACAGTAGAATCTATGTCGATGATTGCAATGGTCATATATGAAGTTAGCACTAAGGAACACGATCATTATGGTTACTGCCAATATTATACAGACAGAAGATTTTACCTTCTGCGAGATAATGCGTATAAAGAATACCATAAACGCCTCGATAATGATGAAGAAGCGGCTTTCTTTGTCCGCAATATAGAAGATATGGAGGATTGCAATGAGTGAAGATAATCCGCATCCCTTAATCTATGAGTATATCGAGCCTCCTGTTGAACACTCTAAAACTCCTAATTATTGTCCTGTGGTATGGCTTTCAGAAGAAGAGATTAAGAAGTTGTATCCTAAGAAATTGTATCCTAAAAAATAGAAACTCATAAACTTATGGAAAATGAGAAATGACTAAACCTAAGAAAATATATAAAGTTTACACTGATTTAGGTGATGGTGGTGAATATATGTGCCTCCTTTACACTAAAGCAAAAACAGCGTTGAAAGATCTTCATGGACGTGAGAAGAAAAGTAGAGATTATCAAGACAATGAGGAACATTATATGCACGAAGTAGAGGTTATCACAGAATGACTAAAGCAGAGCTAATAGAAGCGTTGAAAGACTTTCCAGATGACTGTCATGTTATAATTAATACGATGAATATTTTTAAATATGACATTAGGTATGAAGAGTGCAATAGCCTGATAAGCGTTAATAAGCTAACTACGGATTGCGCGATATTAATTGTTTTATCAGGTGGTAATGAGAAATGACTAAAGACCAAACATATTATCTCACCAACCATTTAAAAGATCATAAGAAACGGATTAAGATGGATATGGAGATTTATAATTGTTCAGGTTTGGTTAAGGTGATAGAGTCGCTAGATGAAGTTATTAAAGAGTTAGAAGGAAAAAGATAATGCTTGACGAACATACGCTATATTCTCCTGAAAAGGGTGAAGAAATTAAAGAGATAACATCAGACATAGTATCATTATTAGATGGGCTTGATCCAGAGGTTTCGTTTATTAGTTTAATAGCAGCATTGATGATCATTATTAAACATAACCCAACAGCGTTCTTTGATGAAACTTCTGCTGTTAAATTAATCAAACACCTTGGGAGAAAGGATTCTAAATATGCTTGATTTAGATAAATACAAACAAAACCCATACGAAATAGAACAATCTGTTTTAGAGGCTTTGCCTATGAAGGATATAGTTGAATTAACTAGTTATATTAATAATACTTTCGCAGAAATTATGGATATAATGAAAGTTCATAAAGCTAATATAGACAAGGTTAAAGTTATTCTTAAGGGTAGTTCTTAGGATAAATAATCTGTTGACAGTGCAATATATTGCATGACATAATTTATGTGGGTTGGGTGTAAGTTAAACGGCCATGGTGACGTTGACAAAGTAAACTCCCACTATGTGGGAAATGAGGAATGCCAAACCTCCACCCACCCAACCAACCAAATATTAAGTTAGGATTGATCTGTGAAATATATTCATTCAAAAAAACCTATTAAAATGTGGACTGATTACGTTCCTGTTGAAGAACAGGCATTGCAACAAATTATGAATATCTCTCAAATGCCGTTTATCCATAAACACATTGCCATTATGCCAGATGTTCATTATGGGATTGGTGCAACTGTTGGGTCTGTAATCCCTACAAAAGGGGCTATTATCCCAGCTGCTGTAGGTGTTGATATTGGTTGTGGTATGATGGCAGCAAAAACATCTTTGACTTCAAAAGACCTTCCTGATGATCTAGCTGGTTTACGTTCTCTTATTGAGGCTGCAATACCTGTTGGGATGAATAGATTTCAGGAAAGCAATCTACCTTATATTAGTAGGCTTTATTATGACCAGCACTGCTCAAAATCATATGATAAGATAATTGCAAGTCATCCAAAAATTGCAGTAAATATGAGCCCTGCATACCAATTAGGAACTCTTGGTTCTGGTAACCATTTTATAGAACTGTGTTTAGACAAAGAAGATGCTTTATGGATTATGCTTCACTCAGGGTCTCGTGGAGTTGGGAACAGGATTGGAACATATTTCATATCTAAAGCTAAAGAAGAAATGGAAAAGTATCATATAGATAGTTACCTTCCCGATAAAGATTTAAGTTATCTTGTCGAGCACACAGAACTTTTCGATGATTACATAGAGGCTATGGAATTTGCTCAATCGTATGCTTTACTCAACAGAAATGCTATGTTTATATCTGTTTGGGGAATACTTTCGAAGTTTTTTGATAGAAATGTTGAATATAAAGAAGAGGCAATCAATTGCCATCACAACTATACAACGCGGGAGAACCATTTCGGTGAAAATGTTTGGTTAACTCGTAAAGGTGCTGTTAATGCTTCTAAGGGTAAATTGGGTATTATCCCTGGGTCTATGGGCGCAAGGTCGTTTATTGTGCGCGGCCTAGGCAATACTGAGTCATTTAATTCTTGTTCCCATGGTGCAGGTCGTGTAATGTCGAGAACTCAAGCTAAAAAGGTGATTTCTCTTGAGGAGCACATTCAAGACACAAAAGGTGTTGAATGTCGTAAAGATGTTGATGTTATTGATGAAACTCCAAAGGCTTACAAGAACATTGAAGATGTCATGAAGTCTCAAGAAGACCTTGTGGAAATTGTATATGAACTTAAACAAATATTATGCGTGAAAGGTTAACAATGGATAGCTTCACAATATTCACATGGGCTCTTACAGCTTCCACAATAGCTGGGACTTATTTAAACAGTAAGCAAAACAAGTATGGCTTCCTCGTATGGGGTTTGTGTAACATGCTTTGGCTTGGTGTAGACTTTACACGTGGTATATATGCGCAAGCTGCGTTATATGTAGTGTTTATAGGGTTTAACATATACGGCTGGCAGCAGTGGGGTAAGAAGGATTTTGACATAGTTATGTATGAATCACATGATATAGATAATCTTATCGTTAGATTAGAAAAACATAAACTTAATATTAATGACACTCGGTGCTTAATAGAAATTCTTAAACGATTGCCAAGATATTAACAACGAAAGGGAAACGCAATGGAAGATAAAGAAGATAGAAAGAATTGGAAAGTAGGTCCTATAAACGTAGCTAAAGCTCTTATAGATATAGAAAAAAGAGGCGACGACTCGTTAATTTTTCTATATTCGATGTTTCTTAGCTCCAAATCACTTAGGGGAGAATTCATTGATTACTGTCGTATAGTTGAGGAAGCTCATAAAGACATTTTAAATGAAGAATTAATGTTGCAGAAACAACAAGAGGATGCTACAAAGTAAATACTGGCAGCGATCGAGCTTAGTATGCTACGGCAACATCAAAGGCAGGTTATAGCTTCCATTCTCACATCGGTATGCTATAAGTCAGTAAACAATATCTGTTAGCATTAATCCTTTTGTTAATTTAAAGAGTCTCCTTAAAACGGAGGCTCTTTTTTTATGTCTAAATCATTAAGGTCTACCCAAAAATATTAATAAATGTGTTGAGGTCTGGTCACTTAACCTATTGACAATTTGCCAAATGTATGACTGCGTAATCATGACAAGGTAATAATATTACAAAAATACCTTGCACTTAGTAATATTGTTATTCCATTAAGCTTGAATCAGTGTTAACAATCAATTATGATTGAAGAATTCCAGAATCTTTCTCCTGAAGACTTACTGTATTGCTATAATGAAGCGATCGAGCGTCAAGCAATTGATGATCATATTAACTTTAAATACTACGCACCCTCACCTAAACAACTTGAGTTCCATGCAACAGGTCCAGTAGCTCGTGAACGAATGTTTCGTGCGGCTAACCGAGTGGGCAAAAGCTTTTCGGTTTCAAGAGAAGGAGCAATGCACTTAACGGGAATTTATCCCGATTGGTGGAATGGGCATCGTTACGCTAATCCTATTAACATGTGGGCAGGTGGCGTAGCTGAAAGAGAAATGGCTCAGCTAAAAGAATATTATATAGGTAATTTAGGTAAGCCTGGGGCTATTCATTCAAGTCTTATAGTTAAACAAGATTTAGCTCAGAACTTATATTACATACAGCATGTTTCTGGTGGAATTTCACGTCTTAGAATCAAGACATATAAACAAGGCCATGAAGCTTGGCAAGCCGAAAACGTAGACCTTATACATCTCGACGAAGAACCAACAAACAGTAAAATATATGATGAGTGCATAACGCGTACGGCTTCTGTAACTCCTGATCATTACGGCATGATTATGCTTAGTATGACGCCTCTCCATGGCATGACTAGTCTGATGTTAAAGTATATGGACAGAGCAGTATTCGACGATAACGGTCATGAGATTGACACAGTTCGTGTACGTGCTGGTGAAGTCATTAATGAGCGAGTTTATATAACCGCTAATCATGATGAAGCTCCTCATTTAAGTGAAAAAGAAAAGAAAAGACTATACTCTTCATATGACCCTGTTGTCAGAGAAGCTAGAACGACTGGTATCCCTTCTCTAGGGTCAGGTCTAATATATCCAATTAACGAACGAAGACTCGTTTGTGATCCATTTGAAATCCCTGATTATTGGCCGCGATGCTATGGCATGGACTTTGGCTGGCACAACACTGCGGCTATTTTCGGCGCGCATGACAAAGAAAATGATGTTCTTTACCTTTATGCAGAATATAAGGCTGGTCACTTAACGCCGCATCACCATGCGGCGCATATCCTTAAACTAGGTGCAGATTGGATGCCTGGTGCTTATGACTATGCTGGAGAAAGTGCTAGTGCGATTACTGGGGAAAACGTTGTTGATCTATATCGCAATGAAGGCATTACGAATTGGGTAAGAGCTGACAAGAAAGTTACTGAAGGTATTTATAACGTTTTACAACGTATGGAAACTGACAGAATAAAGATATTCAGTCCTTTAAGAAAAACATTGGCTGAATTAAGACAATATATTCGTGATGACAATGGCAAGGTGGTCAAAGATGAAGACCATATAATGGATGCATTACGCTATCTCGTAATGTCAGCTCTTCCTATCGCTCAAGTAAAATCTTCAATACTTAAAAAATACCAAATACCTATCCAAAGCCACTCTATGGGTCAAGGTAATTGGATGATGAGGTAACAAATGAAATTATCAGAATCTAGAGAAAAAGCATTATCAGACGCCAAGATACAGTTGTCTACTATGGGTGGCAATCCCTTGTATCAGAAATGGCGTACTGCTGCTATTGAAAGCTTCAACTTCTATGACGGTATTGGACAATATAGTCCTGAAGTTATGAAGAGGCTTAGAATACGCAAGCAGGATACTATTGTCGTCAACAAAGTACGAAGCATGGTCAATCAGGCTTCAGGTATGGAAATTAACACACGAGGTAACATAGCGTTTTCGCCCCAATCTAACAGAGAAGAAGCCGAGCAACTAACTAAAGCATTGACTCATTTTGGTTTTGCTATTCAAAAGAATCAGAATTATTCATTCAAAGGATCTTTGAGATGCCGAGATTTGCTTACATGTGGTCTTGGGTGGTCGAGAACCGTTTATCAAAACAATCAATTCTTCTATGATTACATTAACCCTCTGAATGTCATATACGATGCTGACGACTTCAGCCCTCAGTTAGAGAATCAGCGTGGTTTAATCTATATGCACTGGATGTCTCCAAACGATGCTAAAGCTGCTTGGTCTAAATTTGAAAAACAAATAGATAACATATCTAAGAATGATTTTGATAATGCGGGGAACTTCACTTCTGAATATTTTAACCGCAACACTCCTTTCATTAATATGAGTAATGTAGGAAGCAACGGAACAACTCTTCAAATTAACGAATGTTTCAAAAAACAAGCATGTGACTATTATCATGGTCTTGATAAACATGGATATTATTTTGAAACATATGATGAAGAATATGCCGAGAAGATAGCTGAAAAGAAATCTGAAATTATTGAAGAGAAAGGTACGCGGATCATGCGTACAGTATTCTGCAATGATATTCTGTTTGAGTATGGTCCTCTCACTCCAAGCTTACCTAGACAAGACTTCCCTTTAACGCCTGCGGTTTGGTTAAGAAGAACATGTGATGGTGTTCCTGTCGGCTGGATGGAAGATTTTAAAGACCTACAAAGGCTACTTAACTTCACAAAGCTTAAGCAAGTTATGTCTCTCAATTCTGCAAGAGCTCGTATTGATGTAAATGCTATTCAGGGTATGAGCGCAGAAGAAATAATGGAACAGGTTCAAGACCCTTCTGGAATCTTGTTCACTACGGGTCAAGGTCCTGTTGAAATTACGCCTAATATTGATATTTCAGAAGCCATGATTAAAGCTTCTGAGCGTCTTGATTACGAATTGCAACAAGTATCTGGAATGTATAGTGACTCCATGGGAGATACCACCAATGCGCAAAGTGGTGTCGCTATTAAAAGAAGGCAAATTGCCTCTTCAAAGAACTTAGCGTTTGGATTTGATGCTTTTACATACGTTAAAGAGCGTGAAGGTAAGCTTCTTCTTGATCTAATGCAAGGATGTGGACTCGAAAATGTTCTTGTCAATATTGTCTTGGATGATGATGAAAAAGATGACTTCATCATGAATATGGTTCGTGAAAGTGACGGAAAAATACTAAATGATGTTCGTACTATTCCAGCGGATGTGTATGTGGAAATTGTTCCTGACTTCGACTCGTCTACTCAAGAGCGTCAGGAAATTCTTAAAGAGTTATTACAGAATCCAATTGCTCCGATCCTTCTGCAAAACAAACCTCTTCTTAAAGAATATATCGGCGCACGCAATGTCGACAAAATAGCTGAAGCTGCTCAACAAATTCAACAACAGCAGAATGAACAACAGTTAGCTATGAAGGGTGTTTCTTCAGGGGCTCCCCCACAAAGTGTAGATTCAATTAACCCTACACAATTAGGTAATGTTGATGTCTGATCCTAATACACTCCGTATCCTGTCTATTGACGGTGGTGGCATGCGTGGGACGTTTAGTGTTCAGTGGATGCAAGAGTTTGTTAATTTGTGGGGAATCAACCCAAATGAAATATGGAAATACTTTGATGTTGTTTGTGGAACAAGCGCAGGTGGATTGCAAGTTCTAGGTTACGGAGGTGGTTTATCCCCGGCTGACCTTATGGCATTCCTTGAAAGCGCAGGTCCATGGATATTTTCTACCTCCTCAGTTGTTCCAGGTGTTAGAGCAACTTATTTAGATAAGCTAGCTACGATGATACTTGGTGGCTCATTTTATCCTAATACAAATTTTATAAGTGAACTTGATGGATTGTTTGGCAATCTGAACATGCAAAACCTTAACGTAAACTCACTTATCACCTCATACAATGACAATACTGATACTCCTGTTCTTTTCTCTAATAGAACTTTTCCTCAGTCTTCAGGGGCGAATGAATTAATGAAGAATGTTGGTCTAGCCACTTCTTCTGCTCCATTGTATTTTCCTCCTGCAAACTGGGCGGGTATAAACTTTCGTGATGGTGCTTGTATAAAAAACAACCCTGCGCTGTTGGGATATATGCTTGGCAACGTTGTTAAGCCTAATGCTAATCGCACATGTATATTAACCATTGGTTCTGGTCTTGGGGACATAGGGTTTGATCAACCTTCTGAAACCCCTCCCCCTCCTGACGAAAGCAATATGGCATATGTGTTCAGGCTTTTATCTGTTCTTATTACAGGTCCTCAAGAAACAGATGCTGTGCTTTTAGAGAATCTTGATCAATACACTCTACAGAATATATACACCTACAGGGCTAACGCTCAACTAGACCCTGACCTTGATACCGAATTAGACAACACAACACCTGAATTTATTGCTTACATGAAAAACCTTGCAACGACTACATTTAACAATGATCTGGTTAAGATATCGGATTTTCTAGCTCATTTGACGTTATAGCCATGAAGTATATGCCAGGATTCACAGATTTCTTTATGTCGCCAGTTACAGGGCGCATTAAGATTTCTGCATTTCCTGATTTAACTCAGAATTATGTTTGGATTGGAAATCGCAATGATCGTCCTATCCCCAGTCCTATTATTCTAGACTTACGTTTAGAGATTATTGATCTGCGTAATAGATTGTCCAAGACTCGCTTTATATTACAAGCCGCATCTCCTAATTTTGATAGCTCTCAAGCTCTGAATGAGCTGATACCAGGCATATTGAAACACGATGAAGGCATTGTTTCTATTGCAATTCCTTGGGTTGATTATGTTCCGCCTATTCTCCCTGAGAAAAACATTTGGATTGGTAATTCTGATGATGTCCCTGAGCCATACCCAAGAATATTTTTAGAAAATCTTCCGTCAATGTTAAGCATTGATCCCACAAAACTATTAGGAGCGTATAACTTATATAGGGGAAGCCCTAACCCATTGTATCTTGGTGAGCCTGAAATTGTTAAGACCCTTCATATAACAAACATGGCTGACTTATCAGAAGGTTATTTGTGGATAGGAACAGACTCATCTAATCCTTTGAACTTTGGCTCCAATCGTCCTGTTGAAATTAAAATACTTCCTTTAGACAATATGGCCAATCTTCCTCATGATAAAATATGGCGTGGTGATATTAGTGATCGTCCTGTTCCGTCAGATGCCCTCACTGAACTCGAAAATGAAGTAGAACAAGTCAAGGAAGATATTGATGAAATAAATACTGAACTTGGTGATATTAATAATGATATAGATAATATTAATGATCAAATAACAGAAATCAATACTGAACTCGGAGATATAACTACAGAACTTGGAGATTTACTTTCGGAAATATCTTCAATACTCGAATCCATAGCAACTATTACTTCAAATATATCAAGTATATTGGATGCAATTGCTACATTGACCGCTCAAATGACTGGCGTATTAGAAGCTATAGCTACTATTAACACGCAGATTACAGGTATCCTCGAAGCCATAACTTCAATTAATACGCAGATATCAACTCTCTTTGAGGCTATAACTCAAATCAACGTTGACTTAGGCGGGATAAATCTTCGTTTAGATGGTATTGACGTATCTCTGGGCGGTTTGCAGGCTCAAATAGATACAAATGTGGCCTCTGGACTAGATCATTTAGCAGACCTTCAATTGCAAATTGATACCGGCATTGCGTCAGGTATGGATCATCTAGCGGTTATCAACGGTCAGATAGCAGATATCAATGATCAGATAACCGACCTGACAAATGATATTGATACTATAAACACCACAATCACAGATATTCAGAACGATATCACAACTATCAATAGCCAAATTTCAACAATTAATAGCCAGATTACCACTATTAACACAGCGATATCAGATATCGAAGGTGACATAACAGATATTCAAAATGATATCAGCACTATTAATACAACAATCACAGATATTCAAGGTGACATTACTACGATACAGGGAGATATCACCACAATACAAGGTGACATTAGTACAATAAACTCTCAGATCACCACAATACAAGGTGACATTAGTACAATAAACTCTCAGATCACCACAATACAAGGTGATATCACGAACATAACTGACGTATTAATACCAGCTGTCTATACTTATGTAGACAATGCAATTACTAACATCACTAACAATTTTATTGCTGGTGGCGTTATTGATATGAACGATAACAGAATTACTAACCTGCCATGCGATCCAGTGGAAACTAACGATGCCGTTAGCTTTTGCTTCTTGTGGCACATTTTACACGACGAGGTAACTATAACATGGTCATGAGTAATATAACAGTTGAAGCAATCGATCCCGATTGCAAAGTTTTAGGAGCAGATCAAAAGTTTATATATGGGGATACGGACGCCATAGTTAAGCTAAGAGCTTTCAGCGAGTTTGTCCCTACTGTCTTAAACGATTCAGTAATTGATGAGGAGTCAAGAAACGTAAACTTATCTGGTTTCCGTTGGAAGCATACCACCAAAACTACCGATAGTAGCAATTACGGACGGTTAAAGCTTCAGTCCTTCATTAATGATGATGCGGGATCTGACATCCTTGAATATGATCAAACATCCCTTAAGCTATCTGTTCCTCTCGTTTCTACGCAGACTACATACGGAAGACGCCCTGGTGGCTCTTTTTTTATGAATGGCAATACGACAGATACGGCTGGTTTATCTGCTGATGCGCCTACAAAAGTTCTGGGAAGCACTACTTCAGCATCTTTAGTAGACGTTGGTATGTTTGCCAGCAACAGGTTAACTTATGTTCCTTCCATTTCCGGTGTTTCTCAAACATTTTTGATTTCGGCTAATATTACTTTCCAAAATATGGACACAAGCGCGGGACTTGCTTCTTTCTATATCTATAAGAATGGAACTACACCACTTGGTGTTAAGTCTGCTGTCACTATGACAGCATCAAGCACAAATAGTATGTTTGTGAATGTTCAGGTTCGAGAAACTTTAGCTCCAAATAATTATGTCGAAATATGGTGCTCAAGCTCTGTAGCGTCTACAGCAGGAATGAGAGTCACATACAGCTACCTAACAATGAATGCGGCTTAAGTATTTATCATGGCAGACACTATCACTAGATTCACAGCAGGAGCGATTGTTCCTGCATTAGAAGTATGGGGTGGTTATCAACGATTTGAATTTGATGATCATTTTGTAAAGTTACAAGCATATAACAAATTTGTTCCATTTGGCGGTAACTCCTCGGTTACATCCATAGAATCCATCAATAATAATCTTGCGGGGTTCAGGTTTAGGCATGTTACTGATCCCACATCTCCTAACAATTATGGCACATTCTCTCTGAACTTTTTTAATAATGCAGCAGATACAACTGGAACAAATATATTTATATACGAGTTGGGAGACTTCCATTTTGCGGAAGCTGTTTCTATGCTGCAAAACCTCACAATGATGGGTAACAGAATTATAAATGTTGCTGCGGGGATAGCTGGAACAGACGCAGTTAACGTAGATCAAATGAATGCAGCAGTTGCCATAGGAGGTTCGGTTACATTAACAGGAGATGTAACGGGTTCAGGAACGGCCGGAACGCCTTTTGCCACAACGCTTACTTTAAGGCTAAACGAAATACTAGTTCCTAACGGTGATGTTTCTTTGAATAGCAAAAAGATTAACAGTTTAGCCAATGGGACGCTCAGTTCTGATGGTGTGAATTTAGGCCAAATGAACTCAGCTATTTCGTCTGCGGTTTCAGCTGGAACCATTACATTAACAGGTAACGTTACAGGTTCTGGAACAGTTGGAAGCTCATTCGCAACCACGCTTACTTTAAGGCTAAATCAAATATTAACCCCTAACGCTGCTGTTAACATGAGCTCCCAAAATTTAGTGAGCGTTGGCAATATAGGTGTTGGGGTTGCTTCTCCTACACTCGGCATACAATTTCCAAATACGGTAGATGATTGTAAATTATGCCTGTATCAAAATTCAGCAAACAGCTTTCAAGTTTACGGTTTTGGTGTAACGCCTGCTACTCTAAAATATAGCGTTGGAAACTCTGTGGCTTCACACGTTTTTTATTGTGGAGCATCGAGCACTACTTCCACTGAATTGTTCAGAATAACAGGAACAGGGAATGTTGGTATTGGTGGCGTCACATCACCCAATGTGTCCCTTCAATTCACGGACGTTATTGACACATGTAAGATATCTTTATACCAGACTGCTGCTAATAAATTCCAAGTTTTCGGTTTTGGAATAACTAGCGGAACTTTGAGGTATTCTGTTGCGTCAGCTTCTAATGCCCATGTGTTCTATGCAGGCACCTCAAGCACGACCTCTGCTGAGATGTTTAGAATTGAATCGAATTACGCAACTGTTGATGAGGGCGTCGGGACTATTTATGGTCGCAGACCTTCCGCTCATATAAGTATGTATGCAGGCAATACGAATACAACCTCAGTTGGTTTGTGGGTTAAGTTAAACTGCTCTACTACGGCTACTGCGGGAGCAGTTCAATGCTCTACTTCAGCAAATCGCATAACATTTACCGGATCTGATTTGGGAACCGCTTGTGTGGGTATGGTGTCAGGAAGTGCAACTCTTTCATTTTCAGTGGATGCTAGTTCTCTTATCGGAATATACAAGAATGGCACCACACTATTAAATTCTGCTGTTACATCACTTGGCATCGTTACTAGTGGGAGAGGTTATACGATAACGATTCCCAACATAATGGTTTCTCTTTCGCCGGGGGATTACGTTGAAATTTGGGCTCTTACAAATGCGTCTGGAACGATTACGACTCAACACATGAACTTAGCTTGGCATGCCGTTTAAAAGCAATATTATTACCTTTTATTCGTTGACATTTGTAATATAATTATCATATAGTCGAATTGTTGATAATTATATTACAAGGAGCTATTTGTGTCTGATACCGTTACGACCCCTCAAATGAAAGATGATGTCCAATCTCTCAGCGTTTTCTTCCAAGTTATTTTCCAATCTGCTTCTCAATTGTCTGGTATGCCAGATCCTTTAGCACCTGAATATATCGCGTTGAAGAATTTGATGAAGCATAACTGGGCTGAATTTGAAGCTATTTTCAAAAGGTTAGAATCTGACATTGGCTAGTCCATATCAGTTTCCATGGGTTAATTTCTGCGCTCCTATGCGTGAAAGTATGGACAGTTCGGAGACTTTGTTTTACACAGCTCCCGCTGTCACCTTTTTTGATAGCATTATTATCACGAACCTAACAAATAGAGAAATATTCATTGATTTTCGATTGTTGGGTGAAAGAATACGGCCAGAAGGAAACGATCCTGTCGTTGAAAAGCCATGGGTAGCTTATAAGCGTTTAGTTCCTCCTTATAGCACTATTGAGCTTATGCCTTCAGCTCACTCTGCTCTCATTTTAGAAGCTGGAGATTTCGCATATTTAAACTCCGATTCTTCCGGCAACAAATTTAGCTATATAATAGCAGCCCGTCAATTTTTAGAAACAAGTATTTAGAGGTAAACAATGTCAGATACATTTGATCTTAAAGAGATTTTCAACAAAAGACCTGCTCCTGTTCTTGCTGATCCAAAAGAGTCAAAAGCGGAAGCTCCTGTAAAGGAAAAGGAAGAAGTTATCAAGAAGACAAAGAAAGAGCCTGTTGAAGAGGATGAGGAAGAAGAAGATGAAGAAGATTCTCCTAAAAAACAGGTTGATGAAAGCAAGTCAGAAAAAGTCGGACAAAAGCTTGACAGAAATCGGGATGATGATGAAGACGACAACCCTAAAGAAAAAGTCCCTGATTATAAAGTAGAGAATGAAAGACTTCAAAGAACACTTAGGGATACTCAAAAGTCGTTCCACGAAGATCGAAAGAAGCTATCCGCTTATAAAAAAACAGTCAACAAGTTCATCGATGATGGCGTTCTTACTGAAGATGAGGCGCAAGTTTTGCTTGATCATACGCAATTCGAAGGTGAAGTTGTCAATGAATCTAAGACACTCATAGCCCGTTATTCTGAAGTTTGGGACAAAGAAATTGGCAATATTAAGAAATACAACAAGAAAGATGTTCCTCATATTGAACAATGTATCCGAGCTTTCCAACATATGTATGATACTTCCACCGCAAGTGAGCGGGAAGATATCCTAGATGACTTGTCTAATTATGAAGATGACGAAATTGAGTTTACCAACAGGATGCTCGCACTCGGCAGTGAATACAACGATGATGTATACTCCGATCTTAAAGATGCTGGCGGCATCCGTAATGTAAAAGCTAAATATCAAGATAAAATTGATGATCTACAAAAAGAGCTTGACAAGATTACAGAGAAGTATAATAAATTAAAGAAGAAGCATTCTGACTATGATGCCGAACCTGCTAACTTAAGAATTTCTTCAGGTGCAGCTTATGTCGGTGATACGAAGAATGATTCGTTAGACTTTGGAAAAATGTTTAAAGACAAGTTCCATCGTCGTTAAGGGTTTTTAGATTTCTTACCTTTGTTATTGAATTGGGCATTCCCGGTCGGCAAAGTCGCTTTCTAAAGCCAGTCTGAGCTTACTAGACGCGAAATTCTAGAATGAGACGACACTAGTCTTACCTCACTCTATCGAACGTACCTTACCTCAGTATGTAAAGAAAAAAATGGTTATCCACATATGGTTTGTGGATTTGTTATTTAATTTTTACGTATAGAGGTTTTCTATGGCTTATATTCCAGCACTACCAAACGGATTTTCTACATCCGAAATTCCAGTACACATCAGTCAGGAGTTCTTTAAAGAAACTCTACTTGAAACTAACATGTCCCCATTTATGGGAGCAGACGAACAATCTATCGTTCAATTACGACGGAAACCTAATGGCTCCGGTCCTACAGAGACTTTTAACCTAATCCGTGAACTTGATTACAAAAATGTAATTAAGGGATTTGACCAAATTTCAGGTAAGGGGCAAAACTTAAAGTTCTATTCCGATACTCTTACTGTCGAGTTCCAGGCTCAAGAACCAGCTAAATTATCTGGCGTTCAAGTTGTTGATATGCAGACCCCTTTGCCTATTTTTGAGCAATTACGACCACAGCTATCTACATCTAGCAAACGGAACCTGACTTATTCCATTTTAAAAGCAGCTACTTTTGATAACTATCCAGACTTAACGCAAGGTCCTGTTGCCGAACGTGTCTTGTATGGTTCTGGCAATGCTTATAATGTAAGCATTACTGGCGCGGTCACTGCAATGAACGGAACTGCTTGGGATGAGAGTGGCGCGTCTGTAGATGGTATCAAAAAGATGCGAAACATAGCAGTTACGGGCGGTCTCCAGTATCAAGCTGAAAAACGTATTAGCCCTTATATGCTCCATACAAAGAACAATACGCCTTCTCCTTTCTACTGTTATTTCATGGACACCGAATCCCTTGCAGGGCTTCAGGCTGACCCCAAGTGGAATGCTCAATACCAACGTGGCGTTATTGAAATGGCTAACCAGCCGTCTCTTTTCAATGGTGCTTATTTCCAAGGTCAAATTGGCAACATCATGATCTACGAAATGCCTGAGCTTGGTGATTTCCGCGTTACCGCTGGTGGAAGAACTGCGGCATGGAACCTATTTTGTGGCGCGCAAGCTATCGGTTGCGTATGGCACAAAGACCCATGGTTCGGCGAAGAGTGGAGCAACATGCGCACTGTCGTTGAAATGGCCGTTATGGAAATGAGAGGCATCAAAGCTCTTAAATTCCCATCATACAAAGCTAACAACCAAGCCGTTGTTATTGAAAACGGTATGATCCACAATCTCGTACAAATCGGCTAAAGAAAGGAATTTTATATTATGGTCGCTGTTATTAGACACGCTGAAATTGTAAACACAACCGGAGCTGTTGTTGCTCCTGGTGGAGCAATTGTAGAAATTGGTCAAGACAATTCTCTTCAATCTGTTACTCGCACCTTGGCAGCAATAGATGTCGGGAGCACTGCTGGGAAAATCCAACATGCCAATGGAATGATTTTTGCTGAATTCAGAGGGGCTACGATTAAATCGGTTAGCTTTGATGTTCAGAGAGACGCCGCTGGTGATGGAACTGGTTTCTTCTACAATTTTTATTACCTTACTGATCAGAGAGCATACGTTGGGTATAAAATTGTTACGTCCAATGGAATAAGCACACTTTTCGTAAGAGATGGTGGTGCAGGCAATGGTCTTCTTGTCGCTACCGATAAGATCGTTGCAAAAATCGAACTCGGCAATACTTAAAAGATTGGGGGTATGTGAAAGCATATCCCCTTTTTTAAATGTTAATATTAAAGGTTAGTATCAATGGATGTTACTGAAATTCTCAAGATTTTAGCCACATTAAGCATAGGCTTAGATGATATTGACGTAACTAATGAAAATGATAGCGATGTAATTGTATTCTTGAGATATATCAATCTTGTTTATATTCAATTATTAAATGCTACCGCTTCTGAAAATCCTTTAATCGTTAAATTGCATGAAAAATTAGACTGTACTGATGGCGTTCTTGCTCCTACATCTAAACCAATATTCTTTCCTAAAGTTATTTATGACATTTCATCTAACACGCCTTTAATGGGTACTTTAGAAGGTGATGTTCTACAAAAAGACCCTTCATTAACGCAAACAGGTTCGCCTTTCCAATGGTACTATTCCAATGGCGATATCAACGTTTACCCTTTGGCTACGAGTTTAGTTGTGAATGGTGGCGGATTTGGTATTAGGTATATTGCCCAGCCTTCTTTGTTAAAACTCACCTCTTTAAGTTCGGATATATTAATCCCGCCTATGTATCAGCAAATATTAGCGGATGGTGCAAGTTATTATGTTTTCCAATCTGAAACTGGTTTTAAAGACCAAGGTAAGATGATGTCAGCTCAAGCTAAGTGGGAAGACGGAAAAAGACAGCTGTTCTCTTATATGAAAAACATAAGCGGCAAAAAAATACTCTCAACGTATAGTCCCGTCTGATGATATACGAAGCTGGATATACTGTTGTTGAATTGCACCCGGCCACCAAGGGAATGAACCTTAACACGGCTCCTGAGCTGCTTAAGCAAGAGTATTCAACTTATATTGAAAACATTATGCCCGACTCTCTTGGTGAGGGTAAGGTACGACATGGAACAGCTTCATTCGCTGATGTTGTTGGTGAGTCAGTAGTTGACAAAGTTATTAAAGCTTTCCCTTTTACGGCTAACGATGGTAGCAAGCAGCAAATCCTTTATTATAACGGATTAAAGAATTTTGCTGAGTTTACAAACTTAAGAATTATTTCATCTAATACTATTTTGGTTACAAGCCCCAATGTTGGTTTGTTTAAGCCAGATACGTTTTTGAGGGTGCAGTATAACTATGGTGAAGAAGCTGATGCTATCTATTTGATAACAAACATTGTTCCTGTCGCAGGTCATGCTAACTCAGTCTACGTAGAGGTTGAGGATAATAGTTTCCCTGACAATCTTGTTGATTTCTATTCGCAAGCCGTTAATCCAAACCCGCAACGTATTAGTAGCACTTCATTTAGCATAACAGTTCCTGCTGATTTCATTGCAGAAGCATACTATTTTGAGGGACAGAAATTAAAACTATCCATTGATGGTTTTCCAACCAATCTTGTTATTGCAGTTGGCGGAGTTGATGACACGGTTGAAGGTGAAATAACCTTTATAACAACCCTTCCTAATGTCCCTGCTTTTACTAATGCTAACGAACGACTTTTAAGTTATGAATCCCTAACCCCTTCTGTGTCTGTTATTTATAATTCCTATGGCTACATCAAAGTCTTGGATATGAAGACAAAGACCCTTCTTGGAGGTGCTGATCAGACTATTGAAAATTTGTCAGTAGCTTGCGTTCCACGTTCTGAATGCTTTGCGAAGCGTTTGTGGATATTCAACGGCGTTGACGATGTAATGATATGGGATGGTGCGGTTTTAAAGGTATATGAAGAGCCTGTAAAAGAAAGA